ATCTCTACCACGTGCAGGCACATAATCTACTACTGGTATACCAGCTCTTCTTAATTCGTGTATTAATGGTTGACCCGATGCTTTTGCTTCAATAATGACTGTTTCAGGTTCCCAGTAATGATATTGTTCTATCGCTACGTTTTTTAAATCTGGAAAATCATATCTGCCTTTGTGAGCATCTAAAAGTATTATACATTTTTCATAACCCTCAACAGGTTCAAATATTCCCCAAGTTGTAATTGCCGAATAGTCTGCTGATTCTTTTTTTGAAAATGCAGTATCATAACTTTGTATTACGTGAAGAAGTTTAGGTAATCGTTCTCCGTCCCAATTTTGCCACCATTCACGTTTGATAATAGCACCTTCTTCTGAGGTTGGGTCCTGCATATACTGTGCATTCCAATTTTTGACGGACACCGAAGCTTTGACCTTTTCTAATTCTTCAAGAGCCCAATATTCTGGCCACACAGGTTTACCGCTTGGAAGTATGGCAGGGAACTCAATAACTTTCCATTTATCAGCTTTAGGCTCAGATTGTGCCTTGATGAGCCTTCCTGTTAAATCATCGGTAGCCCATCTTGTCATTACAACACAAATCTTACCGCCTGGTTGCAAACGTTGTCTGGGTCCTGATGAATACCATTCATATGCTCTGTCCATAGCAGAATCAGACATTGAGTCTTGTTCTGTATGTGGGTCATCGATAATAAGTAAGTCCGCCCCTCGCCCTGTGATAGAGCCGCCTACCCCCGCTGCAAAATATTCGCCACCATGATTTGTCTCCCAACGGCCTTTAGCCTTACTATCTTCTCTTAGTGTAACATTACCAAAGACTTGTTTATACTCCTTAGTGTTCATTAAATTACGAACCTTGCTACCGAACCTTGTGGCAAGTTCAGCGTTGTGTGATACCTGCATAATTTTCATCTTAGGATTCCTACCTATCATCCATGCAGGGAACAAATAAGATGCAAATTCTGATTTAGTATGTCTAGGGGGCATATTTATGATGAGCCTCTTTTCATCATCTTTAGCAATTTTTTGAAATTCTTCAGCGATTATTTGATGGTGCCCATATTTCTTTGGGTCCTTTGTTTTACGATAAATAAAATCTTCCCACATAGCACCAGCAAAAATTAAAAAATCATCCTGGCATAACTTGATCCACTCTAATTGCTTTTTAAGAATTAAGTCTTTTAATTCATCTTCTGTTAGTTTGTCTAAATTCATACCGTTTGGGACCCTAGTATATGAATGTATATTGCTTTGTAAACCTCTTTTGCAAATTTGCGTACGTCAAAAACGTGAGTTTTTGAGATGATAACTAGGTTGGAGAATGTAGTGGTAAATGAGCCTTGTAAATACACCAATGGCGACATAGGGGTCGCCATTGGTTGTTCATATGTTAGTTGTTAAGCTGTTGTATAAGCGTGCTAAACTTTGTAATAATTTTTTGTCTAAACTCATCAACGACTTGGTTGCCTTGATTTTCAAGTATATGTTTCTCTACTTCGCCTTGAAGTAATTGAAACATAATCTCATAGTTTAGTTGTTTCTTACCGTCTATGTTTATGTGCATAGCTGATTGCTCAGTAGGTTTATTATTATTAACTCGTTCACTTAATACTTTAGCAATATTAATTAAACTATTTGTCATTGTTATCTCCTATTGCTTTGTATTCACTATAAACAATCTCAGTAGTGAACTTGTTAAATAAATCATTATGAGCAATTTTGAAATTTGCTGTTTCAAATTTCTTTCGCTTTCGATTTATTTTTTGTACTCCAAAACTATTGCCTTGTTCATCTTGAACAATGATCAAGTTTTGATTTGTTCTATCAAAGCAATCTACAATGTTTTGTTTCATTGTATCTAACTCTTTAGATAGTCTATTTGCTTTTAGCTTTAATTGAGCATATGCAAGAATAACTTTTTTTTCTTCTTGCTTTAGCTTTTTTGCTTTTTGCATTTTTACCTCTTTGTTAAGTTAATGTATTCTTATGAATACTCTCTTATCTTATCAACTCCCATAATTATTGCAACATTTAATTTAACTTTTTTTTATCTATTTTTTTAGGTATTAATGGCTCAACTTGTAGTTGTAAGTTTTTCCCCATCAGCTTTCCAAGATTTTTCACCAGACCTTCAATCTGCTCTATATGTTTCTCTTGTGCTATCTGCCCATTCTTACGATAACGAGCCGAGGCGACAGTTGTCGCCTCGTTCTTTTGTTTCTTACCACGAACAGTCATACGCTATATCTTTTCCTTTTTTCAACTGCTCTCTGCACCAATCTATAAACTTTTTATCTTGGGCTTTATATTCTTTAACGGCATCCTCTTGGGACTGTTGCCCCCAGAAAAATCCGTCTGACGCAAAACAATTCCAATAATCGTTCATGTGTTCCTCTTCTAAGCGATTAACGAGTTCTTCTGTTATCTTTACTCCACCCATACCACCATTGAAACCTAGATGTGATAAGTCACCAAACCCACCTTGATCTGCCTCTGACGGTGCTGGCTTGTTTTGTTTCTTGTACTCTTTATTAAAGAACACCTGCAGGCGAGCATGTTTTCTCCAGTAAAACTCTTCATGCACTTCGCCATTACTATCTCGGTATCCTGCGTATTGATCTAAACCCATAGCTCTCTCTCCTTTGTTAGTTTTTTGTGGAACTATCAGCATAATCTTAAGTGACAGCATTAGCAGGATACAAAGTATCTCGGCTGGGGTGTCAACCTGATAATTCCAATCGTCATCTTATCAAATCCCATTCATAATGCAAGAACTTTTTTTTTCAGCACGAAGTGCCTGCTTGTGCCAAAATCTTAGAATCATTCTAAACTGTTCGGTATCCTAGTTCAAACGAGCGAGACTAGTAGCAGAACTGTTCCTGCCAACAGCACGGTTGTGAATGTTGGGAACAGCAACCAGAGCACTGCAATCATCAACGCTAACGACATTACTTAAGCTTCCCTTCGTCCACGAGGTCTTCCTTCTCACCATAGTCCATCCAGCCAATGGCTTCGTCGACACCTTTCATGAACGCAACTTTCTCTGCTGCTGAGGCAAACTCGTAAGTCTTCTCCACATCGTACCCGCTGCCCCACACGAGCGTTACTTTAATTTTTTTTACCATCATCATTATCCTTTCTGCTCGCTCGCTTGTTGATTAATACAATCATTACAAATTAAATCAAAATCAATTTCATTAATATCTTTCATTGTTCCATACAATTGCACTCCTTCACATTTTGAACAAATATCAAATGGTTGATTAGGATTATTTTTCATAATTTGCTTTTGTTGTTGTTCAGTCAATTTCATATTATCCTCCTTGACCCGTGAACCAATATACATCGGCCAGGTCCTGATTCATACATAAGACTAGATGGGATATAAGTCAAGAACTTTCTTCACAAGATGTTCGCGCTGCGGGGACACAGGATAACTAAAGAGGTTTAAAAAAGCCTGTGTCCCTGTAGCACGAGAAACCACGAAGTGTATCGAGTCCTTCCCAACTGCAGTCTCGTGATTTCCAGTGGTCTTCTTCATTTCAAACGAGAACGAGAACGAGGACGAGAGTCTGGACGAGAACGAGCTCTTCCATCTGGATCCAGCAGGTAACGCTGAAGGAGCTTCCAGTTTACGGGATTCGGTAACGACAGCCACGGGAGAACGGAACGAGGATCAGTGAACGAGGACAACGGTCTGTAAATTGACAAAGACGAGTCCGAGAGGGTCTCTTTGAAGATAAATACACTACCACCAGCTTTAATATATTTATTTATCCAAACTATCTGCCACTTATTAAGTGCAGGATAACTGATATTATCTGATTTTAATTCTATCCAAAATATTTTGCCATTTGCAACACAATGTATATCTGGTATTCCGTTAATTGTGCTAGATTCTATGCGAGTTAAAAAGCAGTCAGTCAAGTTTTTCTTGACTCTATTCCATAACAAACTTTCTCTTTTCTTTTCGCTCATTTTGTAGTCAGTTTTTTTATATCTATGATGACTGATTGAGGTATGATTGTAGTATTACCAATCTCTATTGATCCATCATCATTTTCTGAATAATCACCAAAAATTCTTGTAATTCCTTTAGTCTGACTTAATAAGTGTCCTTTGGTTACACAAGTAGGAAGCTTTGCCTTCAGAGCTGCAGGGATGCTTTGCCAACTACTATCACTGCAAATATCATACCACGAGACTGAAACGAGAGGGTACTTCTCTTGCCAAGTCTTAGCTTTTTTATTAATTGTTATTTTTCGTTTTAACATTTACTACTCCAACTGATGTATTTAATTTTTTGTTATGTTTAGCATTAAATAACTTTATAAATTCAGACCAACTAGTCTTCCTCAGATGTTCCTTCGATTGTCTTTGCGTTGTGACCATCGATTTTCTGCGAAAGCTCTTGTAATTTTTTTTCAAGCTCTTCACGTGACATACCCTCCAGACCTGTTACTCTTACTTCTTTCTTATCAACATAAGCACCGGCTAATTGTCCTGATCTATACTCTGCATTTATTGCAGCAGCATACTGATCTTTTTTCTCTGCCTTATCTGCTAATCGTTCTAATCTTTTGTAACGTCTAAGGTTATCACCTTCGTACATTTTAAGTTCTTGACCAAACCTTGTATCAAAGTATTTTGCTATGTGTGGGTTCAATCTTCTGCTTAATAATCTGGATGCTATGACACCGTAATCATTTTCATTCTTACAAACATATCCTGCTTTTTTAAGTGCCTCAGCTTGAGTGATGTTGCCATGATCTTTCACCATTATTTCAACAAACATTTTTTGTTTTGGTGTTAGATCATCTACTGTTCTAAGTTCCTTCTTTTTCAGACCCATAATCAAATTCTTTCAATATTTTTAATTTTTCTTCATTTTGAGCAATAACATCAATTAATTTATCTAACTCATCAACGTGTTGTGGATGCTCACCAATAGCAACTGGTTTTTCTAAATAAATTTTTACAGTTGCATCTGCTTCAGATATTTTAGCTTTGTATCTATCTGCGA